CCTATCATTGAATCCACAGGTTCAGGTGGCGGTCACAAATTATTTTGTGCTGGCATAGGTGTTGAACACCCAGACATTACTAATTCAAGTAGGGCACAAAAAGCAAAAGAATTTAAGTTATGCCAAGATAATGGTGTAACAGATATTATTGAAATCATTGTAGGTAATGATGGTATCGCATTTGCTTATAACAATGACTATGAGTGGAAATACACAAACGGTGCTACCATGAAAGGTGGTATCAATTTGACGAAAGAACAAATCTGGCAAGCGATGGCTAGAGATAATAAGAACGCACCAAAGACTTGGTATGAGATTGATAAATCTTTACCTAAGGTAGAAATACAAATCATGGCACCACCACCATCATCAGGAACAAGAGACGCTTTTGATTCCCTAGTGATGAAAAAAGGTTGTGTGAAAGATATGTTAGTCGCTGATGGTGAGTGTAAAAATTATAGAGAAGACGGCCAGGTAATTGAAGGTGGCGAGAATGATGAATTATACGTTGAGTATGTTCATTCTAATCCAGGTGCCTTTGGTATATTTGGTTATTCATTCTTAACAAATAATGAAGATAAGATTGCCGCTTCTAAAATAAACGGAGTAGAGATTGATATAGATACAATACAATCATATGAATATCCAATCGCAAGACCATTATTCTTCTATGTTAAGAAACAACATGTTGGTATAATACCAGGTATTGAAACATATCTGGCAGAATTTATTTCTGAGGAAGCAGTTGAGGGTTATTTGGCAGACGCAGGTCTAGTACCACTAGATGGGGCCACTACTGAACAAATGAAATCAACAGTTGAAAACCTAGAAACTTACTCACAATAACTAGAACATTACAAGAACAAATGGGGTGTTGCAAAAATACAACACCCCTAATCTATTAAGTTGTTGAAAAACAACACTTTTAATTTCACTTTTTTTTAATTTTTTTGTTGACTTTCATGGCATTTCCGTGTATAACTGTATGTATTATGAAAACAAAAACAAAAATTATATTATTTTATATAACTTTCGCCTTGATTATCTGGTACGGATTTTACCAGTGGAATGAACAACTTGCATTGGCGGCTGTATAATGGTTGAAGCATTAACAGTATTATTCGCCCTTACTATTATAGGTCTATTAGTTGGACTATGGTTTGCTTTAATCATAGGTTTTATTAGACTTGCGTGGAGATACGCTCCACAATTAATCTTTATCGCAGTTGTATTTACAATTGTTTACATGGTGGTTGCCTAATGTTAACTTCTTTTATTATACTAATGATCGTCCTAATACTTTTCATCTTTTTACTTACGAGGTTCTTCTAATGTTTCATGTAGTTTATTCCAGACACCTACACGATAGAGAACATAGGTATCAGGATTCTTTTGAGTCCAGATGGACGATATTGAGAAACGTACCATATTCTAGGATTGGTGAGTTTACAACTGAGAAGTTGATTAAGATGGCGAGTAGATACGATATCAAGTACAAGGCATATATTGATACCACTTACTCACAACAAGAACAAGAGAGTTGGGACAAAGACCAATGTTACCATACTGAGTGTTATATTGTTGATGATGAGGATTACTACAAGACATATAAAGACATCTACCCGGACACTTATATACCGGGTGCGATTGACGAGAAGGAAGATTACTTTCACAACTATGGACAGATGAGTACGTTCATGTTAGAACAAGACTACGGGAGATAATAATGGAAGAATTGAAAATGATTGAAATGATGGACGAGTTACTGGACATGATTAACGGTAACGAAACATCAAAAACAAAACTAATGTATGTTCAGAGGAAACTTCTGGCCATCAAACAGAATGCCCAATCCAAGGTAGATGATACTGAGAAGGAGTATGATCCAGACCACAAGGATCCATATGAGACTTGGTTGGAGAATGAAAGAATTGAGAGGATCCTTAATAATATTTAACGCTTGACATTTGGCAAGAAATAGTATATAATATAAAAAATGGCACTAATATACACACATAACAGTTCACCTCGAAGATACAAGAAGGTCGTTAAGACTAAATCTTACCACGAGGCAAAGAGACAACAAGACAAATTATTGAAGTCTATGGGTATTGATCCCAATAGAAGACTAAGAGAACCACGAGTACACCTGCCACTAGACCAAGTTGGCAAGTTACAAACATATAACGCCCCTGTGGCTCAATTGGTAGAGCAGACGATTTGTAATCGTCAGGTTGCAAGTTCAAGTCCTGCCGGGGGCACCAAACCAGTTTCTAACGTTAAGTTAGAAGTAAGTAAGAAGTTCACGGTCGCTCCTGCTTACAACAAAGGTCCATCAATGGTTGTTGGACGTAAAGATATAAAAGACATTGGAAGGTAACTACATTATGACTAAAGCAACTAAAAAAGCAATTATGGAAAACACTTTATCTATCGAAGATATAACAAAAGAGTTTAACTCCTACAAAACTGATGAACGTAAGGCATCATTCCTACAAGAGATGGCAGGTCTCAACCTACCATACAAGATCAACTGGCACAATCTCAAAGACGCATGGTTAGGTAACAAAGCATGGCCTGCAAAAACACCACAATCTGGTGAAGATGATGAGGCATGGTGGGAAAAAGAAAAGACGGTCAATGAGAAATTACTGTCAGACCAAATCGAACCTGTACAAGGGCAAGATGATAAACCTTTAACTAAAGATGAAGTTGAAGCCCTTATCTAGTATCTTACTTTTATTTGTGTTGGGTTGTTCCAATATGGGTATGAAAGATAGAACGGTACATAGTGAAATGTTTATAGACCACTTAAATAATATGCCATCAGGTAAATCTAGTTACCTGATGTGGCACAACCCAGAGACTGGTAACAAAGGTGATATCAAAGTCACCAGAAGTTATATTAAAAATGGTTTCAAATGTGCTGACTATACATCAACGGTTTCAATACAAGATAGTTTCCCTATCTATTCTATTTCTAGTTTAGACAGGTCAACTGAATTTGGTACGGCATGTATGTTACCAGATGGTCGTTGGAAAATTATAGAGAGGGTACTATGAAGTGGATAAATCTTGCCATAATGACGGCAATACTAATCAGCATATTATGTATCTACTCAATTACAAACACGGCAGTTGGTCATCATATCGCTACATCTATAGCAAAAGAGACATCAAGTAATTGCGTGATTGAAAAGATTTACACACCAGACAAAGAAACTTTAGTGGAAACTAAAATGATTTGCTCTGATGGACATGTAGGGCCAAGTTACTGGTCCCTATTTGCTGAGTTTTACTATCAAGGTATTTCTGTGCCAGAATATTGTAGATTTGTAAAGGGGACTTTGGGTTTGCCAAAGAAAGTGTGTTTAAATAAAGATGGCACTTGGAGATACTAATGATTAAATTTGTTATGGGTATGTTTTTCTGTTATGTGTTAGTGTCCGTATTTGGTATGGACGTATTTACTGATACATGGGGAGGAATAATGAATATATTTGAAAATTTTAAGGAGGTGAATATCAATGAATAAGATATTATCTATATTACTTTTACTTACGTTTGTGGCTGCATGTAGTGGCACGACTAAAGTAAAAAACGAAGGCACTAACAAGTCTGGTATGATTGAAGAAATACCATCTTGGTATGCAGAGAAGAAAGGCAATAAAGGGGTACTGAACCAGAAAGACAAATTTTATGTCTATGGTGTAGGTGTCGCAACATCGCCTGACTTACAACTTGCAATGGAAAAAGCAAAGATAATTGCGAAGGCAGATATCGCTGATATATTGCAGGGTGAGATTAATGGTAAATCTCAAACATACATTGAAGAAGTTGGACAAGACTTATCAAAAGTTACGGTAACAGAATCCAATAATACCATCATTAACGTAATTAAGAACACAAAAGTTCAAGGTTACGAACAATGGAAACTAGAGGTTTCTATAACTCCTAACAAAGAGTATAGGGTTTATATGGGTCTTCAATTGCCACTTGGTGAATACAATAAACTGAAAGAGTATATTGACCAGCAAGTCGCATTACAACTAAATAGTTTATCTAAAGGTGAAGAACGATTTGAGGACTTGGAAGATGAGATTTCCGCAGTTCCCGTTCCTAAAGTAACGTTAGAGGAAATATTATAAGATGTATAAAGTTTTTACAAAACCTAATTGTCAATTTTGTGTGAGAGCGAAAGGGCTACTTGATAGTCTAAAAATTCCATACGAAACATATCACTTAGGTAGTACAACTGAAGGTGGTGACGGAAACTACACCGTCACCCTAGACCAAATGTTTGAAATGATAGGCAAACCTGTAAGAAGTATGCCACAGATAATGGAAGATGATAAACTCATAGGTGGATTTACAGACCTAAGAGAACACTTAATTAACGAAGGTAAAATTAATTTCGCAGGCGACAAACTATGACGGCAAAAGTATATTCATTCCCAAGTGGACAAGAGATAAAACAAAATAGTAATATTAAGACCGCACAAAAGAAGATAATAGACGCTTCTACAAAACAATATGCGGACTCTTTAACTGATGATTTGGTAATACAAATCATTGGTAGTTTACAAAATGAGGGAATGGACATTGGAAAGTCTAATGGGGATAAAACATTTTTAGATGTTGGTATATTCCTAGAGGCATTCCGTGCCATGGTTTATAGAGAGTTGGAGATATCACACCCGTTCCACGACATTACAAATAATTTGATGTATGTAGAAACCGCAGGTAAGAAAAGATATTCTGTTGCTAATTATTCTGGCACAGAAATCATATCCAATACAACTGAACTAACAGATAATGATGTTGAATTTGAAAGCGAGATTGACCTAAATGATACTGATTGATTATTCACAACTGGCGATTGCAAATATAGTTATTGCCCTTAAACAAGAAGGTAGTCTACCAACACCACAGACAGCAAGATACCTTATCCTTAATTCTATTCGTGGTTATGTCCACAGATATAAAGAAGAATATGGACCAGAGGTCGTTATTGCAGTTGATGGTAAACACCCATGGCGTAGGGATATTTTCCCTGCATACAAAGCCAAACGTAGAGAAGGCAGAGAGGGTGATAATACCTCAGATATTATCTACGAATACATGGACATCATAAGGCAAGAGTTAGAAGATAACTTCCCATACAAAGTTGTTAAGTTAGATGGTGTTGAGGCAGATGATATTATTGCGGTGTGTGTAAAGAAGAATGTTAATAATAAATCCCTTATTATTTCTAGTGACAAAGATTTCCAACAATTACAGAAATACCCTAACGTCACACAATACTCACCTGTACTCAAAAAGTTTTATGAGACAGATAGTCCACAAGAGTATATCTACGAACACATATTAAGGGGTGACCCAGGCGATGGTATACCAAACTATCTATCACCAGATGATACGTTTATTAATGGTATCAAATCTAAACCCATAATGAAAAAGAAACTTACTGGTTGGATTGATACATTGATGAGAGGTGATGACCCGAAAGAGTTTTGTAATGAATACCATCTTAGAAATTATCAACGTAACCAGAGATTGATAGACTTTGATTTTATACCAGAGGATATCCAAGATGATATATATAAACAGTACGAAGAAAAAGAACCAAAGGGTAAGAACGCAATCTTGCCTTATTTAATTAAAAATGATTTGGAATCATTGATAGGAAAGATAGAGGAGTTTTAATATGGCTGATAATTATAATTTGTCGTACCACGAAATACTTACCAAAGTAAATAATAAAAAAGATAAGAAGGGTAAGATAGAGATACTACGAAGATATGATACTAATGAATTAAGAATGTTTTTGAAAGGTGCATTTAGTCCAGGACTAGAATGGCTGTTGCCAGCAGGTAAACCACCTTTTAGACCAAACGAGGCACCACTTGGTACTGAACACACTTGGTTAAAACAAGAAGTAAAGAGAATGTTCCATTTTCTTAAAGGTGGTAATCCTAAACTATCTCAAATGAAAAGAGATACTATGTTTATACAAATGTTAGAAGGATTATCCCAAGAAGAGGCAGAACTATTGGTACAGGCAAAAGATAAAGAGTTAAACAAACATTACAAAGGTTTAACATCTAATCTGATCCGTGAAGCATTTGGTTGGGACGAAAACTTTATGCGTATCAATAAATGATCGTAAACTATTTTTTAGATCCAACCCTAGACGAACTACTACCTAAATCTGCTTGGCTAGACCTTGTTAAGAGAGGTAAGGGTCCAAACGAGGGTTACAATAAATGTTATGCCAAGAAACAGGCAGACATCAATACGTTTCATGTATTGAGTCCTTGGGATCTACATTTTAAATTTGCCATAGATACGAATAATTATAAGGGCATGTATGCCTTTGATGATTACACTAAGAACCTTATAAAGGCAGCCGCGATAAGATACCAAGAGGCAGATCAGATAGAGTACAACAACCCAGTTGTCCAGATGTCCCTACCTTTTGCTTTCTATACAAAGAAAACATGTTACCTGGAGATGCGGCACTCTTACTATTCACCCAAACATTGTAGGACGATAGAGGCAAAATTTGATATATCATCTTGGGTGAGACCTATAAACTTCGCTTTTGAGATAGATGAGTTTGATAGGGAGATACAGATTAAACGAGGGGACGTATTGTGTGAGGTTGCCTTCCATACAGACAAGGTGGAGAATATCACCCTCAAGGAGAATGAGGATCCAGATCCTAGACTTACCAGACTGGCGAAGAATAACCCATTATCACCGGGATTTATCAAAGGTGTGGCAAGATTATTGCCTCATGGCAAGAAAATACTACAAAAAATAGTGCGATAATCCGTCGCACCCTACATAAGTTATTGAAAAATAACACTTTTAATTTCAATTTAGTTGTCGATTTTTGTTGACAAATCGCTTGTTTTGGTATATATTAGTACCATAATAACAAGAAAGGTTACATTATGAGACTTGAAAAATTTGAAATTATGAAAAGAATTAAACACATCGCCGACCAGACTAACGAGGGTTGTGTGAATGCTGACTTAGAAAACTTACTATCAATACTAAAAGACGCTGACCACATTGATGTTGGATTTATACCAAAATGTTATGAAGGTCATAAACTAAGAAGTCACGTCCTGGTTGACAGAGGTGACTTTAAAGCATTAGTTCACTGGACTGAGGCTAGAGACAATCTTAAAGGTTTAGAAAGTGAGGCTGTATAATGTCAAAGATTAAAAACTTTTTATTTGATGAGGCGGAGAAAGCCTTAGATGTTTGTTTAGATAAACTTAAAACTGAACCAGTGAGTGACGTTTTAACTTATGCCAAATCATTACATGTTGATTGGAGTTTTGCTGGGTTCACGGCAGACTACGACAACGAAGATGATTGTTGGGCAGAATTTGAGTCCTATTTGTGGGCGAATAAATAGTAGAGAGGTTTATATGAAATTTTTTTCA